GATGGCGGTCTTGACCTCTGCCAAGACGTAGCCCGGCAGCACAGTCAGCCCGGTGATCGTCATGTCAACCGTGTAGCGGTACGTGGCGTCGTTGTCCACGCTCGCCGCTACTGGCTCAGCGCAGACCGGAGCCTTGGCGTCGATGGCTGCCTGCACCGTGGCCGCGAGCGGCGACCCGGTGTAGATCACCAAGATCTCCGGCAGAGTGTCCACCTCCTGGACCACCCACACCTCATCGACGCCGCTGACGCTCTGCGCCCACTGGCGATAGTCGGCCTCGGCGCTGCCCTGCGACGTGTTCTGCATCCGGTCCAGCAGCCGCTCTCGCAGGTCGTCGTCGGTCTCCACGTCTGACCCGCCAGAAAAATCGCTGTCTACCGTCGCCGTGCTGGAGATTCCGGCGATCGGCGTGGTGATGGTCAGCGTCGTCCCGGCGTCCAGGTTCGACGCGACGCCGGTGTAGAGCGCATCGACAGAGCCGATCGCGGTGTCAGGGTACGGGCCGCCAGGGTCCGCGATGGCGCCGTCCACCTCGTACTCGTTTCCAGCCGCGTCGGTCAGTACCGTGCCGTTCGCAATCGTCGAGCCGCCTGCGGTCCAGGTGAACTCGACGTCACCACTACCTGGCTCAGCAGGCAGGCGGAACAGGCCGAAGACTGCGGCGTTGCGCTCGAGCCACTTCGCGGTAGAGCGGTCGGCCAGGATGTTGCGGTAGAGCTGCTCGATCGCTCCGTAGAGCAACGAGGCAGCGCCGCCCACGACGCCGCCTAGCGCCCACTCCAGCGAGCCGCGCAGGTAGGCGTAGCTGTTCGTGACCTTGCCGGCGAGGTCGCCGCGGGTGCGCGCCAGAAGCTCGCTCAGCGTCGGTCTGTCGAAGTTGATGAGATCGCTCATGCCGTCCTCACAGCCTGCCAGAGGTCTTCGTACTTCACGGCCCACGTCTCGCCGTCGCGCTGCTTGATCTCGATCGCGAGGTCAACGCGGCTGCGCTCGTTCAGCGACGCGCTCACGTCCACCGACGCGGCGATCCCCTCGGTGACCAGGAACTCCAGCGCCTGGGCGGCGTAGTCCTCGGCGCCGTTCACGCCCTCCTGCGTCAGCGGCGCCCGGTCCAGCAGCCACAGCCGCGATCCAGTGCTCCAGTCGTCCTGCTCGTAGGTGTCGGCCCACCAGCCGCGGCGGTTCTCTGTGCCGTCGGGCGGCGTCGCGTCGTCGGAGGCGCGCGCGTCGCTGAACAGCGCCATAGTCACCAGCATCACGAGGTCGTCCTGCTCGCCAGTCGAGGCGTTCTCGAACGGGTCCGTCTCGTCGTTGATGCCGCGGTAATAGAACTCACTCATAGCGCCTTCACCTTCGTGGCCGTGCCAGCCACGGTCTTCACGAGGTCCGTGGCACCAGACCCGCCGAGCTTTACGAACGAGCCTGCGCCGGGCGTCACCGTGACGTCACCGCTCGCGTCTATCGTGCAGTCCCCGTCCGCGTCGATCGAGATATCGCCGCCGCCGGATGACTGGATCGTGATGCCGCTCGCGGTCAGCTTGATCGTCTGCCCAATATCATCGTACATAGCGACGCCGCCCTGGTCTAGGCCCTTGAGCCTGTAGCGTCGGTCGGCGACGCAGATCGCGATGCCGTGGTCCACGCCGCCCAGGTTCAGCAAGACGGCCTCTGCGCCGTCCTTGGGCCTCGACGTGAATCCGTAGGGCTCGAAGTGCTCCACGCGCTGAGCGTCGTGGCCGGCCTGCGTCGACAGGTCCACCGTCTGCATCGTCGTTGTCGAGTACGACGCCTCGACGACCGCGCGCGCGATCATGCTGTAGACGCGCCGGCGTAGCTGGTCGAGGATGCCTTTCATTGCCCGACCTCGGCCTTGATCGCTGCGACATCTTCCGCGGTCAGCCACACGCCATACTTGCTGCCTGGCGTGATCGGCTTGTTCAGCGTCGGCTTCGTCGTCGCTGGGTCGGTCACCACCGGGATCTGCTCGTAGCCCTCAGGAGGCGCCAGGGCTATCGATACGCGACGATCCTGCGGAGTCAGGCTCCATGACACCGACTGCGCGATCATCGTCGCGCTGATGGACGCTGGCCCGTCTCTGACCACCGCAAGCTGACCAGGCTCCCATAGGCTGCCGTCTGGCCTGCGCCACCCGACGAGGTCGTAGCCTACCTGCACGCTGCGACCAGCGCGCGTGGTTGCCTCCCATCGCGCCCGCTCCTGCAACTGCGCCATGTTCATCGGCTGGTCAGCCAGCACGGTCAGGATGCGCGTGCGCTGAACCTCTGGATCGACCACGATCCCGACCTGCTCGGCCACGGTCGCGGCGTAGTCTGCGTCGTTGCCTGGCCGCTGCGAGTACACGCGGTACTCGCTGTAGCGCTCGTCGTGCCGGAACACGCGGCGCGGGTTCAGCGCGTTGACGCCGACCTCGATCACCGGCAGCCCGATCACGCTGTCCAGCAGGCCGTAGACGCTGCGAGCTCGAGCGAACACCAGCCGCCCCTGCCCGTCGTCCATGATCAGCACGCCGGCGCCCTGCACCATGCGCTCGATCGCGTCGAACACGGGCTCGCCCATCTCGGCGCGGAAGTCGATCGGCTGCCCGATGATCTCGTCGGCGAGCGTGCGGTCCACCACCGTGACGCTGTACGGTAGAGCCAGCAGGTTCGCGAGGTTCAGGATGGTCTTGTCCTTCCACGAGTAGGGCTCCGTGACCACCGCGCAGTCCACCAGATCGGACGTCTTCGAGCGCGCCTGCACGTCCACCACGTCGCCGTCCTGGCCGCCCATGATCTGCGGCGCGTCGGCCCACCCGTCGAACAACTGATCGTCGTCGTCGAAGACCTCGACCTCGTCACCAGGGCGCACGCGCAGCGGATTCGGGTCGCCAGGCCAGCGCAGCGGCGAGCTAAACGACGCAGTCGACACGGCATCATCGATCGACCGCTCGACGCTGACCGTCTCCCAGCCTAGATAGGCGTCGCCGTTGATGTAGACGCGCGTGGTCATTCGCTCAGCACCTCCAGAGCGCCGACCATGAATGCCGGGTGGGCGGCGTTGTTGCGGATGACGATCTCGCCGGAGCGCTCCGCGTCACCGTAGAGCTCCTGGGCCAGCGACAGCGACGTCCTCGGCTGCGCGATCTCGATGGTCTCCAAGCTCGGCAGGTCCTGCGCGCGCGTGTCGATGTCGCGCGCTACCGCGGTACGCAGGTCGATCAGCGCCGCGGCCACAGCGTCGGACGGGTCCAGCAGCAGCTCGGCGTCGATCAGCGACGACAGCGCGTCACGCTCGGCCTCGGCCTGGTCCTTGCTGGTGAAGTCCTCCAGCCGTAGCAGGTCAGCCTGGCGGCCAAGAGCGAAGCGCTGCAACATAGCGCGCGAGCCCTCGGTGAACTCCTGCACCGTGGCGTCAGAGGCGGCGGGCGGCACGGTCAGCGCCTCAGCCTGCAAGTCTCCACTCGAGAGCGCCTTGCACACGCTCAGGCTAGTCAGGATGTCGTAGCTCGTCCGCACGCGCGCAGCCAGCACGGAAGGCGTGGCTGCCGTAGTCTGAAGCAACTCGTCGGCGTACTGTAGCGCGAGCACCACCTCTGCGACGTTGTCCACCGTAGCCACGAACGGACCGACGACCGTCTCGGCGACGTACTCCAGCTTGTCGCTCGCGTCGTTCGTCCAGCGCGACGCCTCTGCCGTCGTCGTCACCACGTCGTCCAGCGCGCCGAAGTCGTCCTCTGTAGCGTCGAGCAGCGCCGTCGCGGCGTTGGCTACGTCCTCGGCGGTCGAGGCGGCCTCGGTCGGGTTGGCCAGCGCTCCAGCCTCGACCAGGTCCAGGCTGATATTGGCGAGCCCGCCGTCGTCCGTGCCGGTCTGCCAGGTGAGGTCGCGGCAGACCACCATGATGCTTCCGAGCACCGGGTGGATCAACTCAGCGGCTCCCTCGCGCTCGGCCGCCGCGACCATCTTCTTCAGGTCGCGCAGGTAGTCGTCTCCGGCGATGAACCCGTTGACGGTGTAGCGTCGCTGCCGCTTGCCCGTGTCGCTCGCATACGGCTCGTCGCGCTCCGGGAACTCGTAGTCAGTGCCGCGTCGGCCGTGGCTGGTGCTGTGCGTCGTGGCCGAGAACGAGACACCACGGAACTTGGCGTCGCGCATCTTGCGTTTCCAACTCATCGGCCCACCTTCCTCGGCCCGGTCTTCAGCGAGACCTTGGCGCCGTCCTTGGTGCGTATGCTGTCAACTGCCATGCCAGGCGGTGCGTTGGCGAAGCTGATCGACACCTCGGCGGCTGGGTTGAGCGCCTCGAATGCGTTTCGCTGCGGCACCTCCACGGAACGCGACACGCCAAGATCCAGGCGCCCTGGCTTCCTGCCTGGCCTTACGGT